ACTAGGCACCGGGAATATGCAGGCTGCTAAGGCTATAAAGTTTATGGGGTTGTCTGCAACAATGGGTCTAGCTAGTTTAGCCGATAAGGTTTTAACAGGGCGCAGGTCTTTTAAAGGGTTGTTTGATAGTACTAGATATCTACATGCACCTGATGATGAGATTATAATCTTTGCGAATAAAACAAATTCAGGACGAAACTATACAGCCAAGGAGTTGAGAGACATAACTGATAAATATGGTATACAATACTCTCGTGCATCGATAGAGTTTTATGACCAAGAGTACAAAGAGCTGCTCGATATTGTTGGCATATCTCCTGATGGTAAGGTGCGTGGTCGTACCTTTGGAGCCTCAGCAAAAGTTGTGGACTTTTTAAATCCTACAAAAACAAACATGTTAGCTCGTGTTGCTCAGGTGCAGGATGCAGAGCTTAGACAGTTTGTATTTATACAGTCACTCAAAGAAGGAGCAACAGTAAAGCAAGCAGCTGATTTGGCAAAGAGATCGATGCTTGACTATACATCATTGTCTAGTTTTGAGCGACAGTATATAGCACGATACATATATTTTTATGCGTTTATGCGGACGATGGGTGTCGAAACATTAAACTCTTTTGTCAAGGGTGGTGCTGCACCCCAGGTTTTGAGAGCGCAAAATAATCTGGCTCAGGCTGCAGCTCAAGACGTTGTAGGTTATACCGATGACCAACGTGGTCGGATGTTTAATCTCTTTGCTAAGACTGTAGATGCACGTGATGTTTATTTAAGTGGCCCTCCCAATCCATTGATGCAGATGTTTGATCTACTGAGTACATCTGCATTGTTATCGATGAATGTAGTATCAGATACTAACAACAAGGATATGTTGTATGAGGATATATTGTTCGATTCGATTTTGACATCAGGGTTAAAGCTGGCTGAATCTAATCCTGTTATCGATACATTATTTGAATGGATACGAGTAGGCGCACAAGGTAAACGTATACGTCAGTTTCCATCTGAACTTATTTTTGCAGCAGAGCAACAGGGTATGCTTGATGAGGTTATTGAAATGTATGACCTTGTCCCAATGAATTACATAAGCGCAGGTCGCCCCCTGACAAGAGGCATTGATGGAGAGCCCGGGAACTACTATACCTTTCGAAAGGGGGAACTAGGTAACAAAGGATACACCAAATATTTAAAACATCGTTTAATAGGTATGGCGACATTTACGATTGGTGTGCAGAGTGCAATACAAAAGACAGGTTACTATGGTGCAATGACACGGAACTGGAGAGATTATTACAAAGCTCAGATGTTATCAGTACCCAGTGGTATAAGGGTTCCCACGTTTGACAAAGAAGGTAGGCCTGTAGGACAACGTACAATACCTACGACAAGTAGATATTTAAAAGGCTCTAATGTTGATTCCATGCGAGATGGTTTGTGGAGTGCGTACATGCTAGGTATAATAACTCCTACTCGAGCAAAAGATAAAAATAAAGTTATTATGAATAACTTGAACGATGCGTTACGAGTACTAAGGGATTATGAGAAAGCGGCACAGTAATGGAACACTATAAGATTGTAGAGCACTTTGATGCTGAGGTAAATACAGACTGGTCTAGTTTTAATATACAACCAACAATGCGTGAGATTCGTAGTGTTCCTTTATTATCTGGAACTTTATCTGCTTTATGGATTTATTGTGATACCAAAGTATCAGCAAACACGTTAACAGTACGAGTCACTGAAGATGATGAGGGTGACAAGTGTATTATTGGTGATACCCAGGTAGGAATGGCGTTGGGTATCACTACCCCATCTAAGACTAGCTCTATATTAAAGATAGAAATAGATGTAGCGGATACATGGCCCAGTAAGGTTTGGGTAAAAACAGATACTGGCACAGTCAATGTGCGTGAAATAAAACTAACGTGGAGGGTGTAATGTCTTCTGCCAATGTAGATGTGTTTGCTTCTGATGGTGGGACCTTTGGAGGGGGAACAACATCAGAAGATGTATCGTCACAAATCAATGGTGTTACACAAACATTCGTTACCGTCCAGGCTTTCGATACTACTACCCTCGTGATATATTGGAATGGGGTGAGGCAACGTACAGGAGTAGAGATAACTATTGTCAATGCCAAAACCTTTACAACACAATTTACTGCACCAACAGGTAGTACTTTGGTAGCAGTATTTAAACCACTATAGGGGATTACATGACTATACAATTGGTAGGAAATCAGCTAGTTGATTCGATTATTACTGAGTCTAAACTAGACGACAATGCAGTAGCATATGCAAAAATTAAATCATCTGACATCGAAACATCTTTAAGCGGTGGAGCATCTAAACTTGCTTCTGCGGCTGCGATTAAATCTTATGTTGATGGACAGGTTCAGACTTACACAGGTGGAAATGGTATTGCCATTGATGGTTCCAATGTCATATCTGCTGATCTTGCTACAACTCCCGGGCTTCAGTTCACATCTAATAAACTTGATGTCAAAGTAAAGTCTGAGTCAGGCGGTAGCATTACAAAAGATGCTGATGGTCTTTACCTTGCTGACTCTGCAGTTGGAAATGCTAAGCTTGCTAACTCCACTATATCTGGTGTTGCTCTTGGTGCAAACTTAAATGCTCTTACACTTGCAGCGAATAGTGGTATGACCATGACTAGCTACAATGGTTCTGCGGCTGTATCTGATCTTTCTCTTGTCCTTGATGGTGGCACTTTAGCTAAAAGTGCATCAGGTTTGAAGGTGGCTGACACTGGAATTGACACTGCTCAGTTAGCTAATAATGCTGTGACTGAAGCTAAGGTTAGCTTTTCTCCACAGATTGATTCTGTTACACCTAATGGATCTGCGAAAACTTTTGATCTCACAAATACAATTGCGTCCGGTTTTGAAATTATTCTAGTCTTTAGAAATGGTGTGTGCGTTAAACAAGTTGAGTCTTCACCTTCAGGTGTTGATCAGTTTGTATTAAATCGTACAGCTGGAGCTGGGGGAGTATCACAAATTGAGTTTGGCTCAGCTCCAGCGGCATCTCAAGACATACGCGCTTTCTACTTGGCATAACTTACTCTATGTTCCTTTCGCCTACTGTGTATCCTCTATGCAGTAGGCACTTTTTTTAGGTGACACTATGAACAGACAAAAAATAATAGAATTAATCTTGGGCCAGGGTGGTGCTACTGTATTGGCTTGTGTTGCATTGTGGTATATATCACAGTTATATGTATCCCAAATAAATACTATGATGGAACGATGCGATGATGATCGTGCTATGTATGCTGATCATATGAGCAGATTAAGTGATAAACTAGATGGTATACACAAAGATGTTCAGGAAATAAAGGATGGCCAAATCTATAAATAAAAAAAACATGAAATGTAATAGTCCACGAGCATTACGTAAAGGTGAAGCTGGACACGGCAAAAAGAAAAAAGTTGTGTTGGGTTGTAAAGCTGGTCGGCAAAAGCTAATTAAATATGGGGCTGCTGGCTATGACCATAACTATTCTAACTCTGCCAAGAAGTCTTTTAGAGCCCGGCATCGTTGTGATAGTGCAAGTGATAAACTGTCTGCTCGTCATTGGGCTTGTAAAGATTTGTGGCCTAGAGGGAAAAAAACAAAAAATCCCAGTGCAAAGAAACGAACTAGGAGATAGTATTATGTCATGTAGTTGCGCTAATAATATGTCAAACCAACGGGGAGGTAGCATGTACGGTAAACGTAAAGATACGAAAAAAGCATACAGCACAATAAAACCACGCAAAGGTGGGATGAAAAAACCATCTGTAAGTGGCAAGAAACTGTATACATATAAGGATATATAATGGGAAAGATAAATCTTACTCCTGCATCATGGGTAAAAATCTTTGCGTTGATTGGTAAGCTGGTCAGGTATGCGCAGGGTGGGTTTACTCAGGAAGAAAAGTCTGAACTTGTATCTGATCTCTTAGATGTCTTAGGTGTTTTGGCCGATGACATTGGAGAGGATCTTAGTAAGTAATGCGTATACCCTTGAAACAGTTTTTGATTCGCCATGTATCGCATGGCGAAATAAAACAA